GGAGTTACTCTCTCCTCAGCAGTGCTAGCGGCAGGCTCTGCACTTGTTGGTGGTGTCAATCTTGTTGATAGCGGCGGAACCAATAAGGCTGGTGTGGATGCGCTACACAATCAATACGTGACTAGTGGTGGCACAACGGCGGTTTCTGTGGCCTCTGCAACACCAGGAGCCGTCAAGGCTAGCGCAGGCCGTCTTTGCAGAGTCATTATCACCACGCTTGGAACTGGCTCACAAGTCTTCTACGATAATGCCAGTGCAGCATCAGGCACAATTCTCTTCGCTACGGCTGCATCGGCTCCAGTTGGAACAATTTACGATATTCAGGCACCAGCCGCCAACGGCATATATGCAGCAGGTGCGGCCAGTACTCCTGTTTGTACCGTGCTCTATAGCTAGTAGGGATTAATCAATGGCACGCACCACGGCCACTCCTGATGCAGGCTCATATAATCGTCCTGCACTAATACAGGCCTTAGCGCCATATAGTGACAATGGTCAAGGCGGTAACGCGAACGCCAACGTCTGGGTAACAGTTCGTGGTGGTGGCTCATATCCGCTTATGGTCGGGCTGCATGGTGGCAAATTCGGACGTGGTGCTCGTCTCTCATTCCGCTACGGGCAGCTCTATCCTGCCGCTGACCACTATGCAGAGATGCGCTACAGCTCAGATGTGGCTATTGTGGCTGGTATGCGCCTTGTCGTGGCTGGTCGTAATTTTCGCATCCTAGGGGCCATTGACGAGGACATGAGGCACATGGAGACGATCATGCCATGCGTTGAGGAGCAAGCGAAAGGATCGGTGTAATGACACTGCCAACGGGGGCAATTCAAACCGCATTTATCGCAAGATTGCGAGGAGACGTGACATTGCAAAGCTTGCTCGTGGGCTCAACAGCGCCAACATGGAGCATCTTTGATAGTGGTGGAGTGCCTGTTGGTCAGCCGTTTCCATACGTTGTCCTCTTCCCGATCTTGTCACAATCAGGAGAAGCCTTGAGCTTTGGCACTGATGCTGTTGACTCATTTGTACAGACCAGTGTTTTTACGCAGGTCGGTGCTAGTGGTGGCTTTTCTCAAGCAAGAGGCATAGCAGCAAGGATCTATGCATTGATGAATGAGAACGCGCTAGATTTGTCGTTAAGCGGTTTTAATCAATACTTGCTGCTATTCGATAATGAGCAGGAAGTACCACAGGCTGACGGCATCACACAGATGATTGCCACGAGATGGAAGCTTCAGACACAGGGATAGGAGGCAAGGCATGAGCGATGATCTTAGCGCTATCTTTTCAGCAATGGATGCCTATGTTGCGGATTTGGAGGACAAGGTTGACCAAGCTGTGCAAGGTGCTGGTATCGAAACTGAAGCAGAGGCCAAGAAAGCCGCACCAGTTGACACAGGCAGACTGCGATCTAGCATTCAATATGTGAAACAAGAAAAAATGAAGTGTTCAGTAGGTACTAATGTCTTATACGCTCCTTATCAGGAATATGGAACATATAAGACACCTGCACATCCCTTCTTGTTTCCTGCATTTCAGATAGCAAGCCAGCACCTTATTGATGAACTAAAAGAGTTGTAGTGGAGTAACAGGAGGTTCAAGAACCTTTTTAAGGCGTCTTGCCCATAGTTGATTTCGCGCTTTGTCAAAGTAGTGAACTTCTAATTCGATGAGAGGTAAATTGTGATCTTTATAGCCTTGAACTTTGCGCTTGCGACGCTCGGTATACTCCTTATTCTGGGTAATTCCCCAGACCTCAATATACCAGCCGTTAGCAAAAAAATCGGCTTTGCTTCGGTTGTCAAATGGCAATCGAGGCTCATAAGAGTGGGCTATACCTTGATCATGCAGCCAGTCATCAACTTGTTGTTCATATATAGAGCGCACAAGATGACCATCTTTGCATTGGTATCTCTTACCTCCATCAAAGCCACTCAATTTGATGTCAATCTCGTACTTTTTGCAAAGTCTCTGGATGGTTCCTTCAGAAACGCCATATTGGTTGCCTATAGACTCCAACGATTGCCCGCCAATGTACAGGGATTCCAGCATCTCTTTATCGGGCACCTTTTTGCCTTTAAGTGCTGTGTCGCTATAGGTTGGCTTCGCAATATGATGCTTATCCAGCCAATAGGGGACGGCTGTTTTGTCAACCCCGAACATCGAGGCAACTTCATCATAAGATCGATGTTGGACATGGATGAGGTCTATCAACTCCTCTCGTGTTGGTTCCGTGACACCGCGATGAAGCAATCCGTTATTGGCAGGACGGCGCTCAATGCCATACTCCCTAAGCCAGTTTTTTATGGATGTTGGAGCGGCTTTAGTATGAGTTGCGATTTGGCGCGTGGTCAATCGTTGAGTTACATACAAATCAATCAACTCCTCTCGTGTTGGCTTCTGAATACCACGCGCATCCAGATCTTGAATTCTACGAATGGTAATCCCTGCTTTTGTCAGCCAACGGCTAATAGTGTCTTGATTTACACCAAAGTAATCCGCAACATCTCGACGACTCATGCCTTGGGTTACATACAAAGCATGCAGTTCATCACGGGAGGGCATAGATGCGCGATGGGTGGGAATCTGGTAACTCTTCAACCAGGAACGAATGACACGAGGGTTAATGCCATGCCTCTTTCCAATTTCATCAGAGGACAATCCTTGGGTAATGTACAGGTCATACAACGTGGTAAAGTCAATCTTCAAGCGGTTTCATGCCTCCTAAGCACATGTATATATGTAACATATTGTACTCGTTTAGTTTGGGCATGTCAACATATTAGGAATAGTTCTAGCCACTAATTACTAGACAGGAGGACACGATATGGCTAAAGCGGGGTACTCGGCTACAATTACGGCTGGTGGCACTGCCGTGAAGGAAATCAAGACCATTGACTACTCGCCAAAAGTCAACACGGATGAAATCACATCGTTCAGCATGACCACACCAGGGACTGAGGCTCACATACCGACAACATCGGCTGCAAGCATCAAGCTATCAGGTACTAGGAATACGACTGATACAGGGCAGAACAATCTCAGGACAGCATTTCGCAACAAGACAACGGTTGCCATTGTCCTGGATATCAACGGTGATGCATCGGAAACCTATTCCGGGACTTACTGGGTAACGGACTGGGGGACAAAGCTCGATCCAAAGAAAGCAAACACTCTTGATGTGACATTATTGCTTACAGGCGGCGAGACGGTTGTTTGAGGTAATTCATGGCTACAGCAGGATATAATGCAACAATACGCGCTACATCACAGCCTTCCGTAGCATTTACAGATGAGGCAACGAGTACCAGTGACCAACTCACGTACTCGATATCGAACGCCGCAAAGCAGTTTTTTGACCGTGATGTTGCTGTTGTCACCCAAGCACGCTATGACGAGCTGCAAAGTATCACTGTTACTGGCACTCCAACAGGTGGCACTTTTGTGCTCAGGTTTGGAGGGCAGAATACTTCAGCTATTGCCTACAATGCCAGCGCTTCAGCAGTACAGACTGCATTACAAGCTCTGTCCAGCATTGGTTCAGGGAATGCCCTGGTTACTGGAGCAAATGGCGGGCCATGGACTGTAGATTTCACAGGCACGCTAGGATATGCCTCGCAGGCGCTCATCACACTGCAAACTAACAGCTTGACAGGTGGATCATCGCCAAGCGTGGCTATTGCTGAAGTCCAGGCAGGCTCGACATGGACTACGATCACGTCAGGTTTTACGCTCTACAAAGTCTATGCTCGCGTTGTTTTTACAGTAGCACAGGCATCAACTACACAAGTAAGGTTTCACTCAGGAAGCTACTATGTCATCACGACAATTGGCAATGCAGCAAACGGTGAATTTGCGGGGAAAGTAGCGACCGACGACACGACCGTCTTTTCAACGGATGGCAGTGAGTCCAGCATCCCCACGACATTCTCAGGAACGCTTAAATTCTCGACATTTCATATCAGCTCAGCACGTGTAAAATCGCTTAAAGCGCGTGATTTGCTCATCCTTGATGTGCAGGAAAGCGGTGGAGATATATACACCGGATATTGCTGGGCTACTGATAGCAATATCAAGATTGATCCAAAAAAGGCTAATCGCGAAGATTTGACCTTTAAGCTTACAGACGAATTTTATTCAGCGTAGGAAGAAAAAGTATTATGGGCAAAGCACATGAATTACGAGCAGCATTGTTTAATCGCAAGCTGCAAGAATTCCCATACGATGATCCAATCCCTGGACTCGAAAAATATACAGGTCAACTATCTGTAATCGAGCTGACCGGAACACAAACTTCACTCGTTAACAGACTAGCTGTAGTGGAGGACGGGACAAAAGACCCTATCCTTGCACAAGCAGCAACAGTGTGTATGGGGCTTATCGAGCGCGAAACAAAAGAACGCATTTTCTCAGATACAGATTTTGAGGGAGTAGCAGGCTTTGGCCTTTCTGTTCTGAAGCCCATCGGAGATCTCATTGGTCAAATATCAGGGTTAGATCAAAAAGGATTTGAGGAGACGAAAAAAAACTATCAGAGTCGTCACGGGAACGCTTCGAACTCTTCCTCTACAGAGAACTCGGAGCAGCCGCAAGCGGGCTAGACGTTGAAGAATTCTTTGATCGGATGAGCAACAGGCAATTCATGAAATGGCAAGCATTGTATCAACTTGAAGAAGAAGAGCTTGATGATAAGCTAGCACAGCAAAAAGCAGAGCTAGACGCAGAAAGGGGCTAAATGGCAGACACAAACTTAGGTAATATGTTTGTGGCCTTTGGAGCAAATCTGTCAGGTCTCCAGGATGGGATATCACAAGCAAAGAGCCTCCTGAGCGGCTTCAGCTCGTCGCTTCTTGATATGGGAGACAATTTCAAGAATATCTTTGGCGACTCTTTCTCAAGTTTGCCAGCAATCGACACTGGCGCAATTACGAGCGAATTAGATGAAATAACCAATGTGGCTACTGTTTCATCTGATGCTGTTTTAGAGGTTGGTGATGCCTCAGACGTAATGGCTGCGAAGCTTGTAGAAGCTTCTGGCTCTACCACAGGATTAAAAGATAGTCTGACGCTGATTGGTAGTTCTGTCACACAGCTTGCACAGAACGTCGGGGGAGTGCTCGTTGGGCGTCTGAGCATTCTTGGCAACGGTATAGCAGACGTTGCGTTAAAGATAGGCAATGCAGCATCAGGCCCGATCAATAATTTTATCGGACGTATCCAGAGCCTCGCCTCTACAATTAGTGG